GTCATACCGAACTGGCGCTGGCAATGCGAGAATTCTCTCTGGTCGGGAAGTGGGTGGAAGGTCGGTGGGTGTTACTACAGACTATAATTACCACCGCAGAGAGAAAGCTTTTTTTATTGAGAAGGATTATATTATGGAAAAAGTGATTGAGAATGGTCAAGTTGCAGTAATCTATTCACCTGGATTTGGTGCAGGTTGGTATACTTGGAATCAGGGTCGATTTCCTGAATTGAATGATGCTACTGCTTTGTTGTTTGATCCAATCTTAGTTGATTTGGTAAAACAGAAACATGCAAGCCAATTCGATGAAGGTGCTCGTGACCAAATTGAAACACAAATTGTTGCAAGAGCAGAACAACTTTGTCCCGAAGGTTACTTTGGTGGTGCTGAAGATTTAGTTATCGAATGGATGCCAATCGGTACTGAATTCGAAATTGATGAATATGACGGTAGTGAATCTATTCGTTATAAAGAAAATGAATACTGGATAACAGCATGAATTGGGCGCTAGTGATTTGGGTTGTATCTTCTAATAACTTCACAGTATTTGAAAGATTTGAATCATTAGATAATTGCTTGAATAAGCGAGAGACAGTCATTTCTGCTTTTCAGCAAGTTGATTCGAAATACAATGCCGTTTGTCGACCAATAAGTCCGACTGGCGCTAAAAGTAATTCAAATATTATTGTTCATCGTGCTGTAGTTTATTAATGAAAAAAACTTTGTTATGTTTGTTGATGATACCACTATTCGCCAATGCCAAAGAAACTCTTGGTGTTGGTGAGTATCGGTATGGTCCGGACACCACACAAAACTTTGCATGTCAAGCCGCTGAAGAGAAAGCGAAAGAACATGCTATAACAAGATATGTTGGTGAGCAGATTGAATCGTTTGCTTATGAAACATGTCAAAACGAATCTTGTGATATGCAGAAGAATACCTTCAATGAAATTAAAGGTGAAATCAAAACCATAATTTCAAAGAATGTAAAGACAATAGAAAATCCAGGATACACATCCTGTGTTGTTTCTGTTGTTGCTGATGTACAGAAGATAAAGAACACAATCAATATTTCCCTAAATGAAGACTTCTTTAATTTACGGGAAAGAGATGAAGTTAAATTTAAAGGCACATCTAATCGAACAGGTTATTTGACCGTATTTAATTTTTATGATGGTGTTTATTCGAAGATTTACTCGGTGAAGATTGCCTCACAGAACAACGAATTTGTGATACCATCTACCCATACTAATAAAATCATTGCAGTTTTGCCTTATGGGCAACAACAGTCTAAAGAGATGATAATGTTTTTGTTTACCGAAAGTGTGGTTGATATGAAGACTAGTTATTCACAAAATGAAATGCAAAGTCTAGTGTATTCTATACCATACCAAGGTCGCAAAGTTGTAAATCGTTATGTTAATATTGTAAAGTGATAGGGAATTAAAATGAAAAAGTCTTTTGTTATGTTGCCGTTAGTCTTAGCACTAACTGCTTGTGGTAGTATGAAATATCAAGGCGGTATGGAAGTTGAGACTAAGAGTCCGTTTGCATCGTCACCGAAAGCCGGCGAAGAAGTAAAATATCCTTCTTGGTATACTGAAAAGAATACAGACGGTGCTTTGTATGCTGTTGCATCTGAGTATTCTAAAGATATGCAGTTTGCTGTTGATAAAGCAACATTATCTGCTAAACGAAATCTTGCTTCTAATTTCTCGTCACATGTTAGTGCGATGATGAAAGATTATGCAGCAGAAGTCGGTGAAGATTCTAGTGTAATGCGTGAGATTGACCGTACTACAAAATTGATTGTGAACAAAGTGAATTTAGTCGGCATTCAAAAGACTAATTTCAAAATTGAACATGAAAAAGAAGGTTACAGAGCATGGATACAATTGCGATATTCTGTAGATGATACCAACAAATTGTTGATGGCAGAAATCAAACGAAATCGCCAATTAGAAACCAAATTGTCGGCATCTAAATCTTTTCGTGAGTTAGAAAAAGAAACTAATCCAGAGAGAGTTGAGATTACAAGAGTTGAACCTCAACCAAGAATCGATAGTGCTGATGTTAGAATTGATGAAAGGCCTGTACAATGATAAAAGGTTACCTAAGATATAGTGGTGCAAGTATAATCTTCCAATTAAACCCACTACATTGGAAAGTTTTCCCTTGGTTTAGGAATGAAACAAATACTGAGTGGGGTTCGGCAGAACACACTTACAGCTTGACATTCTTGTTTTTAACTGTTAGAATATGGATAGATAACGGAGATTGGTAATGAAATATTGGTCAGAATTAAATAAATTAGAGACACAAATTATCCGCCTTGAAACAATGCGGTCTTTGTTTAGTGTATTGGCATCTGGTGCAGAGGAAAGTAGCGAAGAAGATGTTCGTAATGCCTTGTGGTATGTTGAAGGTTCTTTAAGTGACATTCATAATGAATTGCGAAATGATTTTGAAAGTCTATGGCAATCTGTTTTAGAAGATGACGATACAGAAGAAATTGAGAAAATTAAAAAGAAACATAAAGGCGGCATGAAGAAGAAAAAACAAATGACTGACCGTGAACTACCATGAATATTTTTTATCTAGACCATGATGTGACTAAGTGTGCAGAAATGCATAACGATAAGCATGTGGTCAAAATGATTTTAGAATATGCTCAATTACTTTCTACTGCCCATCGTGTTCTTGATGGTGTAGAGCTTAGTGGTCTTTCTGCTTCAGGAAGAAAAAAGAAATTCTGGACTTTAGCAGATAGTCGTGATTATACATTGTATAAAGCTACTCATATTCATCATCCTTCAGCAGTTTGGGTAAGACAGTCGAAAGAAAATTATCTTTGGCTTGCAAACATGTTACTTGCATTGTGTGAAGAATATACCTATCGTTATGGTAAAGTGCATAAAACTGAAAGAGATGGACTTGTTAATGTTCTACTTAAAAACATTCCTAATAATATTGCTGATAGTAACTTTACACAACCTACTCCTGCAATGCCTGATGAAGTGAAAATTTCTGGTGATTCCATCAAGTCCTATCGTAACTACTATATAAACAACAAGACGCATTTAGCGTCATGGAAAAAACGAAGTACACCAGGATGGTATAATGCCAACATATGAATTTTTAGATACAAAGACTAATGAGATTTTTGAAACAATTATGAAGATTGCAGAGAGAGAAGAATTTCTGATAAACAATCCTCATATGCAACCAATAGTATCTGCACCAATGTTAGTGTCGAGTGTATCAACAACAGGAAAAGTACCAGATGGTTTCAAAGAGGTACTTTCTAAAGTTGCTGAGAAACACCCAAACAGTTCCGTTGCAGATAAACACGGCCGAAGGTCAGCAAAAGAAGCAAAGACAAGAGAGATTGTCAAAAAGTATACTGACAAGATAACGAAAAACATTAAATGACCTTTAACTTTATAAAATTACCTGAATTAGACTTTGATTTAAAGGCTGAAACAACTGAATCTGGAAGAAAGTATGTAACACCAAATGGTGCAAGATATCCTTCCGTCACTACTGTATTGTCTTCTTACAATAAGAAAGCCATTATGGAATGGCGACAAAGAGTTGGTGCTGAAGAAGCAAATAAAATTGCAGGTCGTGCTTCCCGCCGTGGTACACAACTACATACCTTGTGTGAGAAGTATATTCTTGGTGAATTGACTGAGATGAAACGGCAGACACTAATGCCGTTAGATAAAATGATGTTTGGTCAATTGAGACCTAAACTTGATGAGCATGTTGGTAATGTATATTGCCTTGAACAGGCATTATATAGTGATGGTCTAAGATTGGCAGGTCGTGTTGACTTGATTGCGGAGTGGGATGGTGAGTTGGCAGTAATTGACTTCAAATCTTCCACAAAAGAAAAACAAGAAGGCAACATTCGTAATTACTTTATGCAATGTTCAGCTTATGCTGAGATGTTTGGAGAGATTACAAACCGACCAATCAATAAAATTGTGGTAGCAATTGCAACCGAAGAAGAAGTGCCACAGATATTTGTGAAAGACAAGAAAGAATATTTGCCAGAATTAAATCAATTTATTGATAAATACTGGAGTGATATTGCTGTATGAAGTAAAGTAAAAAGTGTTCTGGACGGGGATGCAAATTCCCCCTCCTCCACCAGAAGTGCATGTGTTAGATGAAAGAAACCATTTTATGGGCTCTAATGGGTGTGCTTCTGATGGGGGAGAATAGTTTCGACAGGGCAACAAGTAGCAGAGTGGACAGCACATCAGCAACGATGTAAAAAGAAGAAAATAAAGTAAACGCAAACGACTCACAGTTCGCATTAGCAGCCTAACAGCCGCTTAGGGTTTTGGTTGGTTTCCTCGTAACAGAATAACCAACCTTTTATATTATGATGGAGTGATATTGTGCCTTTGATTTTACAAGATGTTAAACCTATTGAAGAGATTAAGATTGCGACAGAACCAGCGATTACGAAGATTGAAAACTCTTCGGTAAATGGTAATGAATTAATTTTTATATTTTTATTGTTTGGTATGTTGTATCTTTTCCGTGTTCAGTTGTTTTATCTATTGACATTGATTGCAAAAGTCAGTATAATAGCATTGTTCGCTTATTCAACATATATCCTATTCAGGTAATGGCAAACTATAAAAGAAAAAAACCAAGAAGAAGTTGTAAGTGTACCTTGTGTACCAATTTTAGATGGCTGGGTAATTCAGCCGCAAAGAAAAGAATTTCTGATATTCGTAATGACGATAAGTTTAAATCATATAAGGAAGCAGAGTGAAAGTTTATATAAGCAATTACCGAAACCATTGGGTGTCGCCTTACACCATTCTCAAAGTGATTTGCTTTTGGGAAAAAGACGATGATGTATTTTACAACCATGAAGATATTCCTGGTCACAAGTATGACAAGTGGGTTAATTTTTTAGACCCATTTTGTAAAGTATGGTCTAAGTTCCTTGACTTTGTTCATCCACGAATCAACTATGTGAAGATTGACCGATACGATACTTGGTCAATGGATCATACTTTAGCAGATATCATTCTGCCAATGCTGAAACAATTACAAAAAGATAAACACGGTGCACCTTTTGTTGATGATGAAGATGTACCAGAAGAATTGAAATCAACATCCGCACCACCAAAAGAAAATGAATATGATACTGATGATAATCATTTCAAGCGATGGGACTATGTTCTTAATGAAATGATTTTTGCTTTTGAATGTAAAGTTGATGATACATGGCAAGAGAAATTTAGTTCTGGTGAATTTGACAAGAAGACGGTTGCTTGTCAATGGGATGAAAATGGCAAAGCAACAATGTATCAATGGATTGACGGACCAAAACATACTTACACATTAGATTTTGATGGTATGCAAGAAGTACAGAAACGAATCACAAATGGATTCCGTTTGTTCGGTAAATACTATGAAGCGCTTTGGGACTAAAATCTGGAGACTATGGGCAAAGGCATTAGGAGAAAAAGCATCAACGGATGACAATGAAGCGGATAAGATTGCCACTATTCGTTCAATCATTGTGTTAATATACATTATAACAAATTTTGCAATTATGGCCGGTGTTTTGCGACATTGGAATGACTAAATAAGTAACCAGCACTTACACAAATCGCTGGTAACACACAAACACACTAAGGAGTGAAATATGTCTAATATGACACCGTTCGAGATTCGCCTCGAACTTCTAAAAATGGCGAAGGATATGCTTTCTGATGACTACTACGGAAAGCGTGAATCGATTAGCAATCAATACGCATCACAATGCGAATATGCTAAACTGAATGGCCAACCAGTACCAGACCATCCAGGATTCCCTCCCTTTCCAAATGAAAGTGAAATCGTTACCAAAGCAAACGCATTGAACGGTTTTGTTTCAAACATCCCACTAGAACCAAAGACTATACCTAAAAAGTCTACCACCTGATGGGCGAGAAGAGCGCACTCTTCTCGGGTACGCTCTCCTTTTAACACAAAGGAGTAAGAATGAAATCCAGTTTTTTAATTTGTATTGCCGCTATCGTGGCAATACTGACAATAAGTTTTGGAATGGCATCACAGATAAGATATGACATGCCTTTTAAAACCACATTCAACAGTTTGTCACCACAGGCAAAAGCAGAAGTTGAATGTCTAGCAGAAAATATTTACTTTGAATCTGCCTACGAACCAAAACAAGGACAAATTGCTGTTGCGTTTGTTACCTTGAACAGAGTTAATTCCGGTTTATTTGAAACCGATATCTGTGGTGTAGTGAAACAAAAAATCAAGAATGTTTGCCAATTTTCTTGGTACTGCGAAGATAAGCCTTACCGCATTTCAACGGAAAAACGCTTGACATCCACCCCCAATTCGTTGTATAATGATATTAGAGATTTAGCAGTAAGTGTCTATATTAACTATGAACGAATGATAGATCCATCCAATGGTGCTTTATTCTACCATGCTGACTATGTTAATCCTGGATGGAAAAACATGAAGATGACTGCCGTTATTGGCCGTCATATCTTTTACAATAGAACAGGAAAAGGAATATGAAACTACCAACTAAGATAGAGTACCCAACTCCAGTTGTTGTGTCATTGACATTAGTGTTATTGGCAGCAATATTTGGATTAGGTTATTATAATATAAGTGATAGAAGTCTTATGGCACAAAACATTGATAATGCAATTGCAAAAGGCATTGACCCATTATCGGTAAGATGTTCATATGCAAAGAGTGATGATATTATTTGTGTGGCTTTTGCTTCATCAGCACAATCTCACAATACAGGTGTAACAGTTAAGAAATAATTTTTTAGGAGTATATTATGGCTATTCAGCAAGTGAGTGTTAATCAAATTTCAAACCCAGCAGACCGTGAAAAGTTGTTGAAAGTAATCCGTGAGGTGTCTGATTCAATGGCACGGGCTCAGGGTGAGAAAGAATACATCCGTGAAGCAATTGCGGATATTAGTAAACAGTTACAATTACCAAAGAAGATTGTAGCAAAAATGGCAAAGGTCTATTTCAAACAGAACTATGATGAAGAAGTTGCTGTGCAAGACCAATTTGAAACTCTTTATGAAACGATTGTAAAATGAAATATATTTTTAAACAAATAGATAATATCTCTGGCCGTAATGCAGAGACTACAGTTGAATTTAGTGCAGATTCGCTTCCTGATATCTTGGAACAATTTGAAATGTTTCTCCGTGGTTCAGGTTTTCATCCATCGGGTACATTAGACTTTGTAAATTATGATGACTGTGAACTAGAATTTTCTGATGAAGAGCTTGATACACCGCAGGAAGAAACGCATGAATGGACACAAACATTGCGAGATGATGCTGAGTGGCCTTTTCCTTTGAAACGACCTGTTGAATCAATCTATGACGGTGATTTGAATTCACCGAGTGCAGGCGCTACACAACCATGGCAAGGTGTTGCACCATCTGTTGCGATGCAATGGACTGTGAATGAATTGATGAAAGGTCCAATGACTGTGCAATCAAATTCTGAGAAGTGTTCGATTTGTGGTATCAGTTTCGATGTAATGGCAAATCAAAAATGCTGGGATGTAAAATGCCCAATAGGCAATGATGCCAACTAAAGATGAAATGGCAAAATTTGCCAAGTCGATAGAAACTCTTGTTGCTAATACTGATTACAATTACATAGAAGCAATTGTTGACCATTGTAAGACAACTGGTCTTGAAATTGAAGTCGCTGCAACATTGATTAATTCTAACCTTAAATCGAAGATTGAAGCTAACGCAATGGATAATAATATGTTAAAAGATAAAGGTGCTAGATTGCCAATATGACTGGTTATGAAACATTTGAAATCTATCAGGCACTCAAGTTACATTTTACAACGGACAATTATGATTTTGTAAAATACAATGGTAAGACCAGCGTTAATGTAACAACTTTCGAAAATAGAAAAGACAAATACCACTTTTACAAACTGTCTCGTAAGTGTAATAACAAAGATGATTTAATTAATTTTGTTGTTGCCAATTTTGTGGAAGATGAGAAGTCTTGGGTAGGTAACCTATTGATGGAAGAAGCAGATATGAATTACCGAAAACGACAAAAGGTAATTCAATCGCTGTCGTATACATTTGAGAATGATTTAACGAAGATATTCGATGGTTGTTCTAACCCTAATGACTTGATTATTGTGCATGATGGTGACTATCCTAGTCTATTGACGAAGACTTTACAGAGAGATATACAGATTGAAACCTTGTGTATTCTCAATGACATTCTTGGATTCTTTCCTATGTGGTCTAAGAAGATATCAGACACTATTCGGTGGCCAGAATATAAGCGAAAATGCACCAAGTATGCCACATTTCTTCCCAAGGATAGTGTAAAATATAAACTTATATTGAAGAAGGTGATAAATGATTGAGAAAATTTACCTTGATATGGATGGAGTATTGTGTGATTTCGAAAAACGATATATGGAATTGTACAATGAAGCACCAAATTCAAGCAGAGACAAAAAGAATTGGTCTGTAAACTGGACTGACTTTGTTATGTCGAAACAATTTGAAACCTTGGATATCTTTCCAGGTGCAATTGAATTGTTACGATATATAAGACGAACAGAATTACCAATTGAAATACTAACCTCATCTGGCGGCGCAAAGTATCATAATTTAGTTGCCGAACAGAAAGATATTTGGTTAAAGAAACAAGGACTCGCATACAAACGAAATGTGGTTCCTGGAAGAGGTCTGAAAGCATCATATGCAACTCCTGATACCATCTTAATTGATGATACAGAAGATGTGATTGTTGCTTTCAACAAGGCAGGTGGTATCGGTATACTTCACAAAGATATCGGTGAAACTTTGCAAAAATTAGATAGTGTGCTTGCAAAGCAACTAAATAATGTGATATAATGATACTGTGAACAAAACGCTATACAACAACATACATTTTATACAAGGAAATAATATATGAGTTCATTCGCAAACCTCAAACGCAGTCGCAATGATTTGGATAAACTAACCAAAGCAATTGAAGACTCCACATCACCCACTTCTAAAGAAGCTGGGTCAAAAGACGATACCCGACTCTGGCAACCTACTGTTGATAAAGCAGGCAATGGCATGGCAGTTATTCGCTTTCTTCCCGCACCTGCGGTAGACGGTGATGATGCATTACCTTGGGTTCGTAGATTCGACCATGGATTTCAAGGTCCAGGCGGTTGGTATATTGAAAACTCTTTGACAACTCTTGGTCAAAGAGATCCAGTATCAGAGTACAATACTACATTATGGAATTCTGGCATCGAAGCAAACAAAGAGATTGCACGAAAACAAAAACGCCGTTTGCATTATATTGCTAACATTCTGGTCGTATCAGACCCAAGTAATCCATCAAACGAAGGTGAAATCAAACTGTTTAAGTTTGGTAAGAAAATCTTTGATAAGATTACAGAGGCGATGAATCCAGAATTCGCTGATGAAACACCAATCAACCCATTTGATATGTGGGAAGGCGCTAACTTCAAGTTGAAGATTCGTAATGTTGAAGGCTATCGTAACTATGACAAATCAGAATTCGCTGATAAGTCTGCATTACTTGATGGTGATGATGAGAAACTTGAAGCACTTTGGAAGAAAGAATTTTCTCTGAAGGAATTCACCGAACCATCTAACTTCAAATCATATGAAGTATTGAAGGCGAAACTTGATAAAGTTTTGGGCTTTGATGGTGGTTCTTCTGTAAAGACAAAGGCAGAAGATGCTGTCTTTAAAAAGTTTGATGATGAAGATGTTTCAGTAATCGATAAAAAGATTGTTGAACATGATGACGAAGACTTGGATTACTTTAAGTCTTTAGCGGAAAAAGAGTAAAATCTTTTATGCAAATTAAACCCCGCCTTGTGCGGGGTTTTTTATTATGTTACTGGTCTTAATAGATATTTCATAATGTCTGTATTGTAAGGATTTACACTATTACCACCACCACTACCACCATTTTGAGCAATATTAGTAACTGGTGCATTGACATTCGTTGTGTTTCCACCAGATTGTTTCATATATTCATCTCTATATTGTGAATAATTATTGAATAAATCTACCAAAGTGTTTCCTGAGCTCGCAACTTGTGTTTGTTGTTTTGGTGAATTAGCTGCAAGTGAAGTTCCGGACCATTCTGCACCAGAAATACTACCCTTTTCATACGCTGACGCCATGAGGGTTGCGCTCTTACCAACAGATGCATTAGAAAAAGCAAAATCAACAGTATCTTTTCCTTCTTTGAAATATTTTGCTGCTCCACCAGCACCGCCATGATGAGCTGCATATAACTTAGATGCTAATTCTGCACCAGATTCTTTTCCAGAAATAACACCCATTTTCGTTAGAGAATTGATGTTATCATCAGTAAATCTCATCATTAAAGTTTCTTGTAGGTCAGTTGCTCTTTTAAAATCTTCAGCTGATTTTATACCATTTTTTCCTGTCCAATTTGATGATGAATAAACAGCATTTCTATCTTTACTCGCACCAGCTTTTAAATAACCATATGTCTCTAAAGCTTGAGCACCAAATTGATACTTACCAATAAATCCTACTTTATTATCACCATCATATTTTCCGCCACTTTCCCTTGTACCAACCAATTCTTTATATTTCGAATAGTCAAATTTATCGTTAGATTTTGAAGGAGAAGTTTGTGATGTTGATGATGTGCTTCCACCGTCTGAAGATTTTGATGGTGTTGTACTTCCAGAATTTGAAGCTTTTGTTGGTGTTTTATCGTTTGGATTTACACTAGCGCTATTTGCTGGAACTGGAATTGGAGTTGGTGATTTTTCATAATCAAAACCATACAACCCCCAACCTTTTTTCTTTGCATCATATCCATTTTTCTTTGCTAATTCTTGAGTATAGGTATTAGCAGCATCATATTTTTTATTTTCTATTAAGCCAATAAATTTTTCCATCTCATCGTCAGTAATCTTGTCAAAAAATGGTGAATTTTCTAAAATACTGTAAGTAGCTTCAGCCATTTCATCATGTGCAAATATATTATCTAAAATTAATGCTCCTGCTATTGTGCCTACTATACCCCATCTGCTAAGTCCTCCACCTTTTACACCTGGAACCCTCTTAACAAATCTGCCAGTTTTTGGATCTCTTGGTGGAAGTTTGCGGCCATTTTTGTCTGTACCACCACCCTTATTTGGAGTTTTTCTTTCTACATCAGGTATATCAACTCCACCTGGACCATTACCACCACCTCGAATATTAGCGGCTCGCATTAATATGGCAGCCTCTAATAGTCCCATCGCTATTTTGAATCCAACAAAAGCAGCAACAACATCACCTATAGTAATCTTTAAATCACCAAAAGGAGTTTCTATCGTTGCTAATTGTACTTTAAATAATTCAACTATTGCATTAAAGATAGCTCTTATTGCTCCTGCAATTGCTTCTTGAACTGCTGGATCTTTAAGTGCTTCT